ACCAGGACCAATCTCGGATACCACCTACGAGTAGGGCGCGTTGGTGGTGAGCGAGCGGCGCGGCGACTTTGGGGAGAGGGTCGTCGCGCCGCTTTCTCATGTTTGGTGATCAGGTCCTGTCCAACCTGCCTCGGGAGCGGCTCAAAGTGTGAAGGAGCCCGTCTCGCATCGGACACGAGCGGACGGCTCAAGCTGTCCGATACGAAGAGAGATGGGAGGTGCAGGGATGCTGCGGACTCGGCTGAACAACAGCTACATCAAGCGGACGATTCGACCGCTCTATGGCTGGACTCAGGCGACGCCCCAGAGCGTCTTCCTGGACCCGTCGTGGGATCGCTCCACGCCGATCTACCCGGGCATGGTCATGACCAAGACGGTCGGGGACATGGTCACGCTCGCAGGTGCAGGTTCCGGCGCCGGTGGCGTCGGCACGGCGGCGCAGAACGTGCCGTTCGGCCTGTGCGCCAACTACATCGGCGGTGACGGCATCGACGAGCTGCTCGACGTCGGCATGAACGTCATGGCCTGCTGGGTGCTCACGCCCGACGCCCAGTTCGAGATCCTCGCCCCCGCGTTCGACACCACGGCGACGTGGACCGACGCGGGCGACGGGACCGAGGTGCTGCTGTACGCCAGCGCCACGTCCACCAAGTACGGCAAGCTCACCAACGCCCAGCCGGGATCGATGCCTGCCGTCGCCCGCCTGGTCAAGGTGAACTCGGCGACCAAGATCACGATTGCCGGGGTTCGCTGATGAGCCAGATGACTCTCAAGCCGACCGGCGCGCTCCACGGCAAGGTCGCCAAGAAGTCCGACGACTACGTCGGCCAGATCCTGGCCCGGCGCGAGAAGGGCTCTGGCCCGCTCTCGCACGAGTCCAAGGTCAAGAAGATGGCCATGATCCTCGGCGACCAGGTGGACGGCTTCCGCCGCCTGGGTGTCGGCATGGTCGGCCCGATCCAGCTCAAGCTGCGCTACCAGGGCATCACCCGGAACGTGCTCGTCGAGGACCCGGTGACGCCGGGTACCCCCGTCGAGTACGACGTCTGGGACGACCTGGGCCAGGCGTACCTCATGAGCGGCACCGAGGGCGAAGTCCGCGTCACCCCGTTCGAGGGCAAGCGGATCCCGGTGCGGTTCTGGAGGATCGCCTCGCGTCCGGCCATCCGCAAGGAGGACCTGTTCTACCTCCGCATCAACGCGGTCGAGCAGGCGCAGGACGAGACCAAGCAGGCCATCCTGAAGGCGGAAGACTCCCGCCTCCTGGTGCTGCTCCAGGCGGCCGTGACGGACTACGCGTCGCGGCCGGACCACACGGTCACGCCCAACCACACCATCACCGAGGCGTCGGGCTACCTGACCCCGGGCTCGCTGTACAGCGCGGTCGCGATGACCGACATGCACGAGCTCCAGTCGGCGCGCATCCTCATCAACCCGTTCGACTTCCGTGACCTCTACCGGTGGGACATCAACGCCACCGGCTGGGCGTTCAAGGACCGCGTCGTGGCGGGCGAGACGATCACCTCGTTCGGTGAGTTCCAGATCCAGCGGAGCATCATCGTTCCGCAGTCGAAGGTCTTCCTGACCCCGGAGCCCAACTTCCTGGGCGTTTTCCCGGTCCTGTACTCCCTGGACGTGGAGGAGAACCACCACGTCGAGGCGTTCTGGAAGGGCTGGGTCTTCGACGAGATGGTCTCCATGGCCATTCTGAATCCAAGGGGAATCGCGACGATCCAGAAGTCCTGATCGCCGCTACGCTGAATGGCCCCTGGAGGAATCCGGGGGCCATTCGCATTTCTCCCCGAACAGGACATTAAATGCAAAAGTGTGGTCATGGAGATAGTCCGGGCGACTGTGTCCTGTGTCAGCAGGAGAGCATCCTCGGCGGTCAGAACGAGCCCCTCCAGCCCCAGCGGCACACCCGTACGCCCGGCCGACGGCCCGGCTCGGCTCCGCCGCCTCTGGCTGGGAAGGGCAAGAAGCGGAGGTAGATATGGGTACGTGCTCCCATGGTGGCGGCGGGCGTGGCAGTTGCGACGTCTGCGATCAGGAGGCCAACCTCAACGATCAGCGCCAGCAGGACCAGCGCGACGGGAAGTGACCCTGCGCGACCGACCCTGAACCCCTGGAAGAGATGAGCCGGGTGCGTCCCCGTCCCCGGTGAGAAGCCGCCCGCTCCGCCGGACCCCCGCAGCGGGGCGGGCGGCCCTCCTGCTTCAGGTGACCCCGCGCCCACGAAGGGGTGAGCCGGAGCCGTAGGAGGAGAACCCATGCCGACGATCCCCAGTCATCACAACGTCGGGGACACCGGTCACGCCGCCGACCACAACGAGATCGTCGACACGATCACGGGTCACGATCAGGCGATCGCCACGTTGCAGAGCACGACCGTCGGCCTGTTCTACGTGGCGGGCGGGAACGTCTCCGCCATCAGCGGTACGGCCACCACGTGGGCCCGGATCAACCTGCCGACGGGCGACCGTACGGCGGCCTCGGACACCTACCAGGTCTTCCACGGCTCGAACAAGATCTTCTGGCTGGACGGCTTCGGCCGCCCGCGCGTGAAGGTCGACGACCCCACGCACATCCCCTCGATCATCGACTCTCCGGTCGGCCAGACGGCCAACCTGGAGGAGTGGCGGGTCAACGGCGTCGCCAAGGCGTATGTCGACGCCAGCGGCAACCTGCGCGGTGCCAACACCGACTGGGGCCCGTGGACCAACATCACCTTGCAGAGCGGGATCGTCTGGTACCAGCACTCCACCCACGTCCCGCAGTACCGGATCAAGGGCGATCTGGTGCAGCTCCGGGGCTGTGTGGCCAAGTCCAGCGGCTCCGACTTCACTTCCTCGCCGGTCACCTTGGCCACGCTGCCCATCGGCGCCCGACCATCGGCGCTGACCTACAACGCCGTCGCCCGGCAGGCGAACGGCAACACCCTCCTCGCCCGACTGGAGGTCAATGCCGCCGGGACGATCGTGGTCTACACGAACCCCGACGCCTCTGGCGCGTGGATCTCCTTCGACAACACCCAGTTCTCGACGCTTCCTGACTAGGCGCCTGCTGTCTCTGCCCGTAGCGGCACGTCGAAGGGGCGACAGACCTACTTCTCAGGAGGATCCCATGCAGGTCGGCGACACGGTGATGGCTCGCAACAAGATGGGCGGCCCGACCGTCCTCGCGAGTGACCCCAGGGCGACGCACGAGGTGCGTTGGGAAGGTCGGGGCGACCCGTCCGGCGGCGACGTCCAGTACATCCCGGACGAGATGCTCCGCATCCCGGCGTTCGCTCGGGCGCTCAAGCTCGGCATCATCGAGATCGTCAACCCCGAGGAGAACTCCGAGCTCGTCGAGGCGCTCGAAAAGCAGGCGGCCAAGTTCCACACGGCCCAGGCTCAGGCCCAGGACGAGGTCATGGCCACGATCGACCACGAGAAGACCCGTGATCTGATCACCCAGAGCTGCATCGGCCCCTCCACCCGGGGCACGGGCGAGTGCGGCGAGCAGGTGCCGGTGCACGAGACCAAGCAGCACGACGCGCCGCCGCTGTGCTCCCGGCATGTCAGCCTCGCGCCCGAGTTCGTTCCGGTCAACGAGGGGCAGGACGAGCGGGAGAACAAGAAGGTCCGGTGGATCCGGGGCATCATGAGCCCGACGCCCATCGGTCACCAAGCCTGAGAAGGAGGGCCTCATGTCCGACGAACGGACCGAGCAGGACAACGAGCGAGACCGCGAGATGGCCGCACCCGCACCCGAGCGCGAAGAAGCGTCTCGGCCGGTTCACGTGCCCGACCCCACCGCGATGGTGGGGAATCTGGACACCAGCGGTACCGGCGGCGCGGGCGGTCATACCGAGCTGCGCAACCTCGCTCCGATCTTCGCCGTGGCTGAGGCCCGCGATCTGGCGTACGCGGCACGGGCGGTCGACCCCAACGACTCCGACGTTCCGTCCGACCACGTCCAGCTCTCCACGGGGCTGACCGTCGTGCAGGGTGACCCCGAGGGCGACCGCCAGAGGGTCACTCAGCACGCTCAGGAGGCCCGCCAGCGGCTGGACGGCAGCCCGCTGGGCCAGAACCTGAACGACCAGGGCGAGTACGTCGACCACCGCCAGGAGCACGCCGAGCGTGCCTGGGCGGCCTCGGTCTCGGACATGGGCCCGGCGACCATCATCGGTCCGGCCGAGCTCGGTCAGGTCCCGACGGCGCCCGGTTCGGTCATCGACAACCGCCCGGAGGACGAGCGCTCGCCTGAGGGCGTCCCCACGCCGTCGGCACCGGCCACCGAGGCCGAGACCCCGGAGACTCCTCCGGAGACCGTCAGCGACCCTGAGGTGCCCGTGCAGGAACAGGCGGAGTCCGAGGTCGTCCCGGAGCCGGAGCCCGAGCCTGAGATCATGGCCGCGCCGGATGAGCCCCACGCTCCTGAGGGCGACGTCAAGGCGCCCAACAAGGCCAGCTCCAAGACCGAATGGGTCGAGTGGGCCGTGGCCTGCGGAGCGAGCCCCGAGGAGGCGCAGGAGATGACGCGCCTCCAACTGATCAGCAAGTACGCCAAGCTGCGGCCGAACGAGAGGTAATCCACCATGGCGGACACTCCTGCCAGCAACGTCGACACCGAGGGTGCGTACGGCCACTCGGGTGCGGTGCCGGTCGGTACGGCGGCGACCAGTGGGAGCAACGCCGACACCGAAGGCACTGCCCCCGGCGGCGCGCCCAACCCGGCGCCGCCCTCGGCGACCACCGTCGACACCACTGGCACCAACGGCACCAACCTGCCGAGCAACTTCCACCCGGTCGACGTCTCGATGACGGGTAACCCCGACACCGCGAGCTCGGACGGCATGGTCATCCGGCAGGCCAATCCGGCCTACCGGGCCCCGGCGGCCTATGTCGCGGGTGGCACGACCGACACCACCCGTACGGACGTGCTCGGTGTGGGCCCGGCCCCGGATGAGACCCAGAGTCTCTACACGGGCGACCAGGAGACCGGCAACATCGGCGCGGGCACGGCGTCCAAGACCATCACCGAGAACCTGACCCTGGACACCACCGGCCACGTGCTGAGCAAGGCGGGTGTCCTCCCGGCGGCCACCGTCACGGTCGTCAACAAGGGCCAGATCCTCGCGGTCACCGACGAGAGCCATGTCCTGTCGGGCCTGGCCGCCTTCACTGTGACCCACGCGGGCGTCACCGACCTGCCCGCCGCCGTGGTGATCAAGAAGTCCACCACGGTCCTGGTGCAGGGCGTCGACTACACGATCGCCGCCACCGGCTCGGCGGGCACGGCGAACTACACGATCACCCCGATCGACAGCGCGACGGTCAACTCCGGGGACACGCTGCTGGTCAGCTACCACTACGGCAACGCGAAGTACTTCGCCAACGCCACGCTGACCACGACCACGGACTACACCAAGATCTACGCCGGTGACGGCGCGGGTACCACGCTGAAGATCACCCGGGTCAACACCGCCGCCTCCAGCGACGGCGACACCGTGGCGGTGACCTACACCTACGGCGACCCGACCTACTGGGGCTCCAACGTCGCGGCGACGGCACCTGGCGCGCCGACCATCGGCACCGCGACGGCCAAGAGCCTGGCCGCCACCGTGACCTGGACGGCTCCGGCGGGCAACACCGACATCACCACCTACGTGGTCCAGTGCGTGCCCGGCTACGGCAC